CGACGAGGCAGGGAAACCGGTCGAGACCGTGGAGGTCAAGGACCTGCCGATCGAACCACCGCAGGAGAAGAACCGGCGCAGCATCGAGGAACGACTACGCCAACGGCTCGACGCAAACCGGGACTACCTCGCCCTCACCTCACCGACCGCCGCACAACAGCGGGCACAGGTTGCACGGCTCACCCGACAGACCAACGCTCTGATCCGTCAGGTGCTCGGCCTGCTCGACACCGACGACACAGGAGACTGACCATGCCCTTCACCCGCAACGCCTTGATCCGTGCGATCCGCACCGCGGCACAAACCGCCATCGGTGCCATCGGTGCCGCCACCCTCGTCGCCCAGGTCGATTGGGCGCTCGTCGCGTCCACCGTCGTGCTCGCCACCCGCGGGTTCACCGGCTCCGCCACCTACACCGGCACACTCCCTGACGTGACCGCCGTGTCGTGGACCGCTAGCACCACGATGCCCGCCCCCTACTGCCGTTGGCGTATCGAAAGGATCTGACGATGGACGAACACAGGGCATGGGGCAGCGACGGCCGCATCACCGAGCAGACCATCGACCACGGCGACGGCACCGGCACCCGCACGACGACAGCATGAGCGCACTCATGTTGCACCTGAACTTGGTTGGGTCGCTCATCGCTCTGGCATCCAACTTGTTCGCAGCGGTGGTAGGACCACCAGAGCATCGTCGACTACATGCAGCAATCACGCTGCTGGTGGCGGTCTACTTCACGAGCTACCTGTTGACACTGTCGGGCATTATCGACAACGACTCTCGCAATGTCCTGGGGCACGCTGTAGCACCGTTGGCGTGGCTGCTTGTGTGGTCCGCTCCCGCTATCAAGACGACGGTCGTCTACAACAGGACCATGAGAGCCATCATCGACCTATTGGGCAAGGTCAAGGTGGAGGGGACAAGTGAGTGGTGACAAGACCACGTCAATGACGACATGGGCACTCATTGGAGGTACTGCCATTGGTGCTGCCGGGTGGGTCACCACAACGATCAAGGACAACCGCAACGCTGGCTCTACGATCGTCACTGCGGCTACCGAACTGGTCGACCGGCTCACAGCCGAACAGGAGCGGTTGCGATCCATGGTGGACGAGTGCGAGCGCAAGCACGCCGTCACAGAAGCCAAGCTGCTACAGCTACAGCATGAGATGGAGATGATGACATGGACTATGCATCAGCAAAAGAGCGACTGAAGCTCATTGACGAAGAGGCGTGCAGGGCGTCCCTCGCCAGCTTCAAGCCCGGAGATGACCCAGCGATCCTCAACGGACTGTCTGCCGCCAATCAGTTGGCGGTGCAGGTGGTATGCCTACGGCCGGAGCGGCAGGGCCGTGGACCATGGACATCGACTGGATTGTTGTGAGTGTCCCTGATTGAAGGAGTGCGGAGTGAAAGCTGTCTTCGGCCGGTGGCCTCGTGATGACGACGAACTGTGGGAGTTCGTAGCCACGTTGTGGGACTTCGAGATTCCGAGAGAGCAAGTGTGCGATGGTCACTGCGCACCGTTCCAGGCTTTCGCTGATGCCTACTTCGCTCGGTACCCCGTCACCATCTGGAAGGCCAGTCGTGGCCTCGGGGGCAAGAGCAACCTCCTTGGCATCCTGTCAATCACAGAAGCCGTCGTCTATGGAGGCAACATCTCTGTGCTCGGCGGTTCGGCATCGCAATCTCAGACCGTGCACGCCGTGACCCACGAAGCGTGGTTCTCTCGGTTCGCACCACGGCACCTGCTGCGCAAGGACCCGACACAGTTCTTCACCAACCTCACCAATGGGTCGACGATCAAGGCGCTGATGGCGTCACAGACCTCAGTACGTGGTCCACACCCATTGCGGTTGCGCATGGACGAGATCGACGAGATGGACCTCGGGATTCTGGAAGCTGCACAGGGCCAGCCAATGGACATCACTGAGACATACTTCGATCCGGTCGACGGTGTGAAGCGGCGGAGGACAGTCCACACATCACAGACAGTCATGTCCTCTACGCACCAATACCCGGACAAGACGATGACGACCATGCTGAAGCGAGCCAGGGAACGCGGCTGGCCCATCTATGAGTGGTGCTACCGGGAGAGCATGGGCACCTACCAGAATCCGGGCTGGCTGACTGCCGAACAGGTTGAGCGCAAGCGCAGTGAGATCACCGCTGCCATGTGGGCAACCGAGTACGACCTCCAAGAGCCATCATTTGAGGGTCGTGCCATTGATGACGACAAGCTCCAGTGGTACTTCGATGCGGCGTACGGCAATGTCGACGGCGACGAGAACAAGGAGTACATCTTCGAGGCTTACGACCCGAACGTGCGCACCGAGTACGTCACCGGGGTCGATTGGGCTAAGGAGCAGGACTGGACGATCATCACCACGTACCGGACAGACGTGTCCCCGTGGAGGGTCGTTGCCTGGCGTCGTACTGGTCGTCGTCCATGGCCGGTGCTGATTGGCTACGTGGAGGCCAGGCTGGATGCATACAGCGGAGTGCTCGTCCACGACAACACCGGACTTGGCAACGTCGTCAGTGACCTCATCACGTACGACCGTAAGAAAGTGGTCGACTTCACCATGGTTGGTGCTGCCCGCACTGCCATGTTCAACGAGTACATCGTGGCGATTGAGTCCGGGCATCTGAAGTCACCGAGGATCACATACGCCTACAACGAGCACCGCTACGCCACGGTCGATGACCTCTATGGCCGGGGCCACCCGCCAGACTCGATCGTTGCTGGTGCCCTTGCCTGGTCGGCTCGCATGAAGGTCATGGGCCGCAGGCTTGCAGCAGTGGTGCCAGGTAGCATCACAAGAGACGCCTCCCCTTGGCGCTGAACAGACAACAAGGAGTGCAACCAATGAGCGAAGACACCGAGTCCACTACCAATCTTGTGACGGACCTTGTCGAGCGTTCCCTCTCGACATTCGTGCAGGGGTTCCTGGCCGCATGGCTGGTGTTTGGTGAGGCAGGCTTTGACGCCCTCTTCACCATCGACAACGTGAAGGCTGGCGTTGCTGCTGGCATCCTCTCTGCTGGCAAGGGCTGGCTGGCGTCCCGTAAGGGCGACGGCACCGCCTCGCTCGCAAGCTGACTCAGTTCATCCATCGGCCCTAGCTGGTCGTGAGGCTTACTCTGTGTGGGTGCGCCTTGCGATCGCTAGGGCCGACGACCATTTAGGAGCGATGCACCATGCCAACACCCGCCGAAGCGAAGACAGGCGTCCGAACGAAGCTGCCTTCTGAGATTGGCACGACAGGGCTAACCAGGACCGGTGGGTACATTCAGGAAGAGTTCCTGGCTGACCTTCGTGATGACAAGGCGATCAGGGTCTACAAGGAGATGCGGGACAACGATCCCATCCTTGGTGCATTGCTGTTTGCCATCGGCAACCTGCTCCGCCAGATCAAGTGGTCGGTCAAGGCGTCGAGTGACGAGAAGGCTGACACCGACAACGCTCGGTTCCTCGAAGAGTGCATGAATGACATGTCGACATCGTGGGTCGACGTCATCTCAGAGGTCACGTCCATGTTCCCGTTCGGCTGGGCACTGTTGGAGCCCGTCTACAAGAAGCGCAGTGGCCAGCAGGACGACACCTCAGACATTCCCACCAGCAAATACAACGATGGGCGGATCGGCTGGAAGAAGATGCCTCTGCGTGCACAGGAATCGAAGGTGCGGTGGGAGTTCAGTCCGAACGGTGGGCTGTCCGGCATGGTGCAACGTGGCAACGACGGCAATGACAAGGTCATCCCCATCACCTCTGCATTGCTGTTCCGCACACAGGTGTACAAGGGCAACCCTGAGGGCCGGTCCATCTTCCGCAATGCGTACCGCCCGTGGTACTTCAAGAAGCGCATTGAAGAGATTGAGGCCATCGGTATCGAGCGGGACCTCGCTGGTCTGCCAGTGATGTACCTGCCGCCCGAGTGGATGACCGACAGTGCGACCGAGGATCAGAAGCGCGCCTATGAGGCGTACAAGACCATGGTGGTCAACGTGCGGCGGGACGTGCAGGAAGGCATGATCCTCCCGGCCCTCTTTGACGAAAGCGGCAACAGGCTCATTGAGTTCAGCCTCATGTCTGCTGGCGGTACACGTCAGTTCGACACACAGAGCGTGCTCACCCGCTACACACAGCACATGGCGATGACTGTCCTGGCCGACTGGCTGTTGCTCGGGCACGAGACAGTGGGCTCGTTCGCACTATCCACCAACAAGAGCAACCTCTTCGGCATCGCACTTGGTGCCTGGAAGGACTCCATCCTGTCTGTGTTCAACTCGTTCGCAGTGCCACGCCTCTTCCGCATCAATGGCATCAATGCCGAGAAGCTGCCGGAGATCGTTGCAGAGGACATTGAGAGCCCGGACCTCGCCGTGATTGGTACGTTCCTCGGTGCACTGTCTGCTGCTGGTGCGCCTCCGTTCCCCAACGACGACCTCCTGAAGCGCGTCTATCAGATGGCCGGGTTCCCTGAGCCGAGCGAGGACGTGCTGAACGAGATGAAGGAAGCTGCCGAGGCTGCCAAGCAGGCTGCCACTAGCGCACCAGGCACAACTAAGAGTGAAGACGCCGAACTGAACGAGATGGCTGGTCTGTGATGGAGGAACTCGTCAAGCTCCACAACCGCTTCACGTCATTGATGGAGAAGCGTGTGCGCAAGGCGTTCCTCGATTCGGTCAAGCGCACCACCAAGAAGAGCGACTTCGCTGTCGCACTGGACGAGATTCGTTCGGGGAAGGTGGTCTACTCCTACGGGGCCATCTATCAGCGGCTCAGCAACATCGACCTCGATATGAGCGCGTTCGAGACGGTGCTGCTGGACACGTTCATTGGTGGCGGGCGGATCACAGCCAAGGCGTTCTCCAACAGCATCGCCAAGGCCAACACGCCCAAGCTCAACTACGACTTCAACCCATCTCTGCCAGACGCTGTAGCGGCTGCCCGCACCAATGCCGCTACGTCCATCACTCAGATCAAGAAGTCGACCCGTGATGCGATCCGGCAGATGGTGCAGGATGCTCTACAGGACGGGCTTGCACCATGGGAACTGGCAGAACAGGTCGAACAGGTGGTCGGCCTCACAGGGCGTGACGCCGTAGCTGTCGGCAAGTACCGGGACGCCATGATGCAGACAAAGAGCAGGTCTGCTGCCAACAGTGCTGCCAACCAGTATGCGAGGCGATTGCTTGCCAGCCGGGCTACCACCATCGCTCGCACAGAGACGATCAAGGCCAGCAATGAGGGCCAGCAGGCGTATTGGAGTCAGGGCGTAGCCAGTGGCGACATCTCCCCGGCGACAGTGGTCAAGGTGTGGATCGCCACGATCCCGTCTGAGCGCACATGCGGCATCTGCTCGACCATGGATGGCAAGACTGCTCCGATCGACAGCAGCTTCACCTATGGCGGTGGGGCATACCTGCATCCTCCTGTCCACCCGAACTGCCGGTGCACTACTGGCCTCGTCCTCAATGACGACATTGCCAAGTACAACAAGAATCACTCCCCTGTCGATGGACGGTTCACTACAGCACAGGGAGCTATGCGTAGCCCCAGCGATCCTGGTGGCAAGACGGACAAGGCCGTCTACGGCAAGCTGAGGCGCACCAAGATGGGCGAGGAACTGCTCGCCAGAGTGCAGAACCCCGACGAGGGATTCACGATCACAGCCTCAACCATGAAGACGGCCACCAAAGGCATTGCTGTAGCCATCGCACCAACTGCCTCATTCCACAAGAAGGTGAAGGACACACGACCCGAGGACATCGACGCCTGGATCAAAGAGCACGCCGCAGAACTTGCCAAGCCCAACCGATGCATTGGTGGTTGGCACGATCCGCAGACCGGCGATCTCTGGCTCGACGTGTCAATGACCTTCAGCAGTATGAAGAGGGCCAAGACCATTGCTGTCGCCAACAACCAGATCGCTGTCTATGACCTGAAGACCGGGAAGTCGGTAGACACGGGAGGTACCGGCGAGGTCAAGAAGAGCGGTGGTGGACTCGTGCTCTACCTCTTCGACAGTAACGTCGATGGCAAGTTCATCCTCGACACGATCAAGAAGGAGAAGTGATGGGCACTCGTCTCAGCGACATCATCGCCAAGTACAACCCGTATCACAGCAAGGTCAACGGGCAGTTCACGAGTGGACCTGGCGGCGGCGCTGGCATGTTCATCAGCACCATTGATGGGCCGGGGGCCGGTGGCAGTGCTGGCTCTCGCTCCACCAAGAAGAAGCCCATGACGGCGCAGGAGGCTCTGAAGGCCGCAGGCATCAAGTACCTCGGCGGCGACAGTGACGTGGACACGTACAAGTCAATGGCGGAGGCCAAGAAGGCTTGCGAAGAGTGGACCGACTACAAGCCAATGACCATCAAGACTCCCGACGGACCGCTGTACGTGGCGTTCCGGCCCACTGTCGCCACCAAGAAGAAGCTCGGTCGCAAGAGCGTCATTGATGCGACACCCAAGGCTCCGTATGACCCAAACGTCAAGATTCCTCACGGCGATGGTCCTGTACGTGAAGGGTTCCGCCGAGTCGAAACGGTCGGTGAGCGCAAGGCGTTCGCGGCCAAGGCTGGCATCAAGGCAATCCCTCCGGCATGGACAGACCTACAGGTCACCAAGAACATCGCACTCGCCAATCGGTCACATGGCAAGCAGGGGCTATTGGCTGTTGGTAGAGACGCCAAAGGCAGACAGCAGAGCCTCTACAGCGAGTTCCATTCCAAGCACGCCAAGGCTGAGAAGTTCAAGCGTGTGCGCAGGTTGCAAGCGAAGTTGCCTGCGCTTGACCGTAGGCTCGCCATTGATGCGAAGACTGATTCTGTCGCCGGGTCAGTGATGCTCATGCGCAAGCTCGGGCTACGTCCTGGCTCTGGCAAGAACACTGGCGCAGACAAGACAGCGTTCGGGTCTACGACCCTGAAGGTTGAGCACATCAAGATCGCCAATGGCGTAGCGACGCTCGCCTTCCCCTCCAAGAAGGGTGGGTTCACCACGCTTCAGACCAACGACAAGGCCGTCATCTCAATGCTGCGCGCTCAAATGAAGGGCAAGGCATCGGGCGACAGGCTGTTTGACAAGGTCACTGAGGCTGACACCAATGCGTACCTGAAGAAGACTGTCGGCGCAGAGTTCACACAGAAGGACCTGCGCACATCGTACGGAACGTCTACAGCGGCAGCGATCGTTGCCACCATGCCAAGGCCAACTACACCGGCTGCTCTGGCTCGGGCCAAGAAGGAAGTTGCCAAACAGGTATCCGAGCTTCTCGGCAACACACCGACAGTCGCACTAGCCTCGTACATTGCACCGGAAGTATTCACAGGATGGGAGTCGTGATGGGCAAGATCATTGATGCACAAGCAAACGACGCTGCTCTGAAGGACCTCCTAGAGACGGTTCACTTTGCGGACGACGAAGATTTCAAACAGAGCGAGGCAACGACAGTCGCCAAGAAGTACCGCAAGGGAGACGAGTGATGTTTGACCGAACCACTGACCTACCGACCATCATTCGTGCGGGACTGTCGCCAGATGCGCAGGAGATCGTGCGGGGCATGGTCAACTCGTCGGTCTACAACGACCGGGTGGATCAGGCTCTCGCCATCAAGAAGGCACAGGACGCCATCACCTCTGCCGGGTACCAGTGGACGGGTTCACGGTGGGAACCACTCATCAAGAAGGTCAAGGCCGACACCGTGATCGCCAAGGTCGCCAACGAGCACAAGCTCGTCTTCGGCTGGGCCAACGTCATCAAGACCGAGGACGGCAAGGTGCTCCTTGACCGACAGGGTGACTTCATTGACGACGAGTGGGAGCTAGAGAAGGCGGCGTACGCCTACATGCTCGACTCTCGTGACGGTGGAGTCATGCACGCCAAGACCGGTGTCGCCACCACTGTTGAGTCAATGATGTTCACCGACGAGAAGGTCGAAGCCATGGGCATTGCCAAGGGCCTCATCCCCACCGGCTGGTGGATCGGGATGCAAGTCCACGACGACGACGTGTGGAGCGGAATCAAGAAGGGCGACTTCTCCGGGTTCTCGATTCATGGCAAGGGTGTTCGCAAGGTCGCACCAATCACTCCTGATACACACAGCAGCAGGGGCGCGTGAACCATGACTGATCTTGCGAGCACAGTTGCCAAGTACGCCGCCAATCGGGTCAAGCCCAAGCGTGACCAAGGAGGCAAGTTCAGCAGTACTGGTGTGGGAGGCGGTGCCAAGCCCAAGCCCAAGACGGGCAGCAAGAAGTCACCGTCCGCTGGCGTGAGCCCGGAAGAGATTGCCCGTCTGCGCGCTCTCTCGGTCAGCAAGCGCAAGGCGTACGTCGAGGCTCGCAAGGGAGGCAAGTCGCACCAGCAAGCCATGGAAGCCATTGGTGCAGGTCGCCCTAAGGAGCTAACCGTCAACGGCAAGTCTGCGACTCTGAAACCCACAGCCAGCGGCAAGTGGGTGTTGGAGATGGAGGGCAAAGAGCCCAAGGAGTTCGACAACGAGCAAGCTGCCACTCGTGGCGCAATGGCTATTCTCACCCGTGGAGGCTCGGAGACGACGAAGACACGGGTCGCTGAGAGGGAGAAGGCTGAGGCCGACAAGGAGCGAGAGAAGGCAGCGAAGAAGGCAGCAACGAAGCGGCGCAAGAAGAAGTCAGACGACGGGCTCTACGCAGACCAAGGAGTGAAGCAATGACAGACCTCAGCGACATCATCGCCAAATACAACAAGAACCACAGCAAGGTCAACGGCCAGTTCATCTCTGGCACAGGGTCAGGTAAAGGACAGTCGCCTCGAACGGCTGGCGGACACAAGTTGACCGATACTCAGCGACGCGATGTTGCGACATTAGGAACGGCAGGGACCCGCGCTTACGGCAGCGAGCGGAAGGGCGGAGCCACACATCGAGAGGCAATGGCGCACGCCAAGTACATTGACAAGACACCTCCCAACAAGCGCCCCGATCGGATCAAGGAAACACGTAGACCGTCCAAGAAGGCCAAGAGCGATTCCAAAGCCAGCGGTGGAAAGAAGGTGAGCAGGAAGCCGACAGACCTCAATGAAGAGAAGGCTATTCGGTCAGGCAGAGGCAAGTCGGCGCGGGACACCAAGGGTTCACTCGGCGGCGATGCAGAGCGTGGCTTGCGAGGGTTGGCTCCCAAGCAGAAGAAGATGCTTGCTGGCATTGAGGCTGGCAACTATACGCCCGGCAGTGCGCGTAGCGTAGTGCAGACACTCGTTCGGCAGGCGAAGATCGCCATGGGTAAGGCCGAGAGGATGAGAGAGTACAGCGGCGGCGAGGGTGCTGCTGAGCAAGACCGCAAGGCCCTGGATGCTCTTGCTGCTGCGCAGCACCTCAATGGCAAATACAAGCTCGGCTATCCGGTCCCGAAGAACTGAGGTCACCAAT